GCTACGAACCGTGCCGGCATGGGTGTTACGGGTAGTGCCCGTTCTACCGCCCTCCCCGGCCAATCCAACCCCTGGACCAAGGACGGCTGGAACATCACTCAGCAAATGATGATGCTCGCCAGTGACCCCGACAAAGCCAGGCTGTTGAAAGCAGAAGCCGGCATCAACTAGCCCCTGTGGGGCGACCTCCGCAAACCCACCTAGGAGCCCACAATGGCTGCCATTTCTGAAAACTATTCCGGCGGTACATTCCTGTCGGATCTCGTCGCACGTCCCGAGTTTCTCGCTTACACCAGCGAGGGCATTTTCGAGCAATCGAAGTGGATCCAAAGCGGCATTGTGCAGCGCAACGCTGCTCTGGACGCCCGCAGCGGCGGCACCCGCGTGCGCGTGCCTTTCTTCGACCCCATCAACCCCACCGAAGAGCAAATCCTCTCCTCGGCTGCCTGGGGCACCTCTGGCGCTGGCTATCTGACTCCTCAGAAGTCGACTGCCGACGAGCAGATCATGACGATTCTGCACCGTGGTTTCGCCTACGCCGCAGACGACCTAAGCAAGCTCGGCTCTGGCGCCGACCCCTTGGCCCACGTCCGCAACCAGCTGACCGCCGCCATCAACAAGCTGAAGACCGCCACCCTGAAGAACCAGCTGCTGGGTCTTTTCGGCGGTATCTCTGCTGCTGGCGTACTCGGCCCCAACCAAGTCGACGTGACTGGCACCACCAGCGCAACCGAGGCGAACTACATCTCGGCTGCCAACGTGATCAAGGCCAAGAACGAGCTTGGCGAGCGCGGTGAGGAGCTGGACTCCATCGCCATGCACAGCGCTGTTGCTTATTACCTGCAACAGATCGGGATGCTGACCTTTAGCACCTCTGCTCTTGCCGCCGCTGGCGCCGTGACTTGGGGTGGTGGCGGCGTGGGCATCGGCCAACCCGAAGTGGCGACCTTTGCCGGTCTCCGTGTGGTGATCGACGACCAGCTGACCTATCTGACCGGCGGTACTGCCACCCACCTGGTCAAGTACCCCGTGTACCTGTTCAAGTCTGGCGTGGTGTCCGAGGGCATCCAGCAGGATCTGCGTCTTGCTGCCGACCGCAACATCCTGTCCATGCAGGATGTGATCGCCGTGGATTACCACTACGGCTACCACGTGACCGGCACCAAGTACGCCAACGCCACCGATAACCCGACCAACGCTGGTCTGGCTACCACCGGCAACTGGAACCTGGTGTACAGCACCACCAAGATGGTGCCCATCACCCGCCTGCTGGTTAACACACCGTTTGATGTCAGCGTCTACTCCTGATAGCTAGGCAGTAGGTTACGATAGGGGCTCTACGGAGCCCCCTTTTAATGGAAACCCGTCCTATCCCCTCAGCCATTGGGTACAGCGCTACGGCTTGCGGCCAGATAATTAGCTATCACCGCTTAGAACCTTTTGCGCTAAAGCAGGTCAGTCACAGGCAAGGCTACAAAAAAGTTTCGGTAAAAACTTCTGAAGGCATAAAAGGCCGCCTTGTACATCGCCTTGTTTTGGAGGCTTGGGTAGGTCCGTGTCCAGATGGTTGCGTTACTAACCACAAAAACGGCGATAAGACAGATAACCGCCTAGAAAACTTGGAGTACTGCACGCAGAGCGAAAATATGGCTCACTCCTATGGGTATGGCTTGAGCCCAAAACCACCTACAAAGCGCGGGTCTGAGTGTCGCCTATCCAAACTTACTGAAGAAAAAATCCTGGCTATACGGGCCGAACAGGACCGCAAGCCAGGATACGCAAAAAGATTGGCGGAGAAGTACGGGGTTACGCCACCAACAATTTCAAAAATTTTGCTTCGGCAGACGTGGACGCACGTCTAAGTCAGCCTTGAAGCCGCATTTCCTCCTGCCTCTGGAACACAGCCTCCGAGTCAATCGCCATCTTGTACGACTGCAGGATCAGCTGGTTGACCAGCACATAAGAAACCTGCAGTTTTTCGCAGATTTCGGGAACTGTTGCGCCTTTCTCACGCAGCCCCCGCACCTCCTTCACCACATCAGCCCACTTGCGCGGCTTAGAGAGATCAGTACTCTTCTGTTCAACTTGAGTAGCCGGCTCTACGCTGGCCTCAACACTGGAGCTTCTACGAGGGGTCATGAAACGAGTCCGTCTCTTCGTACTACAGGATAACTGTCGCAGCTTTATCGACGTCCCTTACGGCCAGCACGCCGAAGCCCAAGCCGAGCTGGAAATGTTTGGAGCCAAGATTTACCACTCAATGGTTTTAAGCGAACCTTCTAAACAAAGGAAATCCCGCACTGCCGCTAGACTCAAACAAAGGATGTACTGATTGTGGCTGCCGTCATTGATGCCACTGTTGCCGGCGCGTCAGCCAATAGCTACGTGACGCTGGCCGCTGCAAACACATATTTCGAGACCGTCCCAGACTCGGCCACCTGGACCGATAAAACCGACGACCAGAAAAACCGCGCCCTTATCAGTGCCACCCGCTGGATCGACGCCCTGAGCTTCTACGGCGACCGCTGCACCACGACGCAAGCCCTGAAGTGGCCACGCGAGGACTTCGAAGTTGACGGCATCGAACTGGTCTGCACCGTCATCCCAACAGACATCAAAGTCGCCACCTACGAACTGGCACGCGCCCTCGCCAACGACACCGACGCCATCACGGGCAGCACCGGCACCACCGGCCTCTACGACCAAGTGGAACTGGGCGAACTAAAGGTCAAATACAAATCCAGCTCCATGACACCGGGCATGGTGAACAACGTCTTCGACCTCTACCCCTGGCTGCAGACCTACCTCGGCGCTTATTGCATGGGGGGCGCCACCAACTACGCCGTCCGTCTACGTCGAGGCTGACATGGGCCTAATCGACACCACCTTTGCCCCAATCCCGACCTCAGTCCTTGCCGACTGGGGCCAACACATCACGTATATCAAAACTTCTACACCCCGAACCTACGACCCAACAACCGGCATAGTCACTGGCGCTGATACCACGGTCACAGTCAAAGCAGTCATCACCCGAGTCAGCCCGCGTGAAGCTGAAGGTCTATACCAAACCACTGATCTCAAAGTCATCATCGGCGCCAGTGAGCTTGGCACGTACTACCCGACTGAGGCCGACCGCATCCGATACCAGCAAGCTGGCGCAACCCGCGAGGCAAAGATCATCGCCATCACAACCTATCGCGGCGACAACCCGGTCTACCACTCTCTAATCGTGAGGCCCCAGTAATGGCACGCAATGGCGGCTTTCTAAACGAACTGGATCGACTGGGGCAAAACCTTGATCGCCTAGCTGTTGCTGCTTTTAGCCGAGGACCAGCTCGTGCCGCAGAAGAGATTGTCGTAGATCTACAAGAAGCTGGTCCTGTGTGGTCGGGTAAATTCTCAAACTCTTGGCAGATTGAAACTACTGATGGGCGCCGCACCGCAGGTGATGGCGGTCCCGGTGTTCCACGTCGTGTACCCGCACCTCTGCTTAGCGGTCGCGGCTTTGCGTTCGACGACGTTAAGTACACAATTTCAAATTTTGCTCCTTACGCAGACGAAGCACGCGACTTAGCAGAAGGCATCTTCATAGACCCAGGCACAACTCCACTAAAGGAATACGATCGCGGCACGCGCGTAAGCGGCTATCGCGGCGATTTGATTGGCGACGATGAAGGCCCTAACCGCAGCACAGCCCCCCTTGACTGGTACACAACCTATGCCCGTGGTGGTGCTATAGATAGGCGGATACGCATTGAAATGGACGAAGAACTGGGACGCATCCGTTTATGAACTACCAAGCAATCCGCGCCGCCGTCGAAAACCCGCTGCTTTCCGCATTTGGCGCACTGGCACCTGCAGTGCCTGTCTACTTCGACAACATCACAGCGGTCCCACCTAACACCACTACTGAATACGTTCGCGTCAATGTTACTTTCGGTATTACCAACGAACCCACGCTTACCAGCAGCGTTGACAACGCCCGTGGCGCGATTGTTATCCGCATTTTCACGGAAAAAGGACGCGGCCCAGCCCGCAACCAAACGCTGATCACCACTGCAGTCAACGCACTGGAAACACTCAACAACACCGCCAAAACAACCAGCGGCGTATTTTTCCGCGTCGGCGAAATTAACGGCCCAACATTTTCAGCAACAGAGGAAGCCCCCCACTTTGTGGGACGCATTGATACTTCCTACGTTGCAACTGTCTTGTCGTAGGTGATGCTTAACCACAGGCGCTAACCTGTATTAAGCCGGGCAGTGCCCGCCCAACAACGTTCACTTGGTACGCCCTATGGCCACCACCGTTCTGTCCGGCACGTCCGGCGCCCTCTACTACAAACCCGCCGGCACCACCGGCACCTTTGGTGAATCCGGTGTCAACATTTCCACCGATGTGATCACCGTCGCCCCCTACCTGAACTTCAAGGTAGGCGACCCGGTGAAATTCCGCGTGGTAAACAGCCAGACTGGCGGCTCCGGTACCGGCACCCTGCCTGCGCCTATCTCCGACGCCACCACCTACTACGTCCTGAGCTACACCGCTGCAACTGGTGCACTCACCGTATCGACTACCGCTGGTGGCACCATCCTGGCCATCACCGATGACGGCACTGCCGTTGCCCCCAACGAGTTCGAGGTTTACTACGCCGACTTCGCCGTAGTTGGCCAAGTCCGCGACTGGAGCTTCGAGATCAGCCGCGCTGAAATCGACGTCACCACCATCGGCCAAACCCCCGGCCAGTACGTTCCCTTCCGCAGCTACATCAGTGGTTTCGGCGATGGCACCGGCACCGCAACGGTCTACATGACCAACGAAGACGCCGCCCTGTCCAACCGCATGATCGAGGACGTGCTCCAGCGTCAGCAAACTGGTGCAGCCTTCAAGCTCTACACCGACCGCGTGTTCAGCGGCGGCACCCTGAGCGAAACCCTGAGCCGCTCGATCTCGTTTGATGCCGTGCTGACCTCGGCCAGCCTGAACATCAACCCCGACGACGCCCAATCGGTGACCGTCAACTTCCGCCCCGCTGCTACGCCTACCTTCGATTTCAGCCAAGCCTGATAATCTGCTGTCGCAGCCAGTTCAGCAGCCCCGGCCTAACCGCCGGGGTTTTTATTTCTACTCCGCTACACTAAACCCATACCCCAAGCACTGGTATGCCCGTTCCTGTACGCGCAATCGACCGTCTCCGCAAGGCCGCCAACCTGGAGCCCGTCAAAAAAGTAGTAGAGCTTTCCGATGGCACCAAATTCGAAATGTGGGTGACACCGCTGACAATGGCTGAGCGCGAACGCGCCCAAAAGCAAGCCAAGTCCGACGATGCCAACGCCTTCGCACTCCAACTGCTGATCGCTAAGGCCCTCGACGAATCTGGCGCCAAGCTGTTTAACGTCGGCGAGGTGGACGTCCTGAAAAACGAAGTCAAGGACAAGGACCTGCAAGCGCTGATGCTGGCAATCCTGACCGACGACGCCGAGCCCATCGACCCAAAATCCTGAGCGCCGAACTCCGCAAGGACAGCTGGCTCATGCTCCAGTTTGGCGTCGCCAAGGAACTGGGCCTAACCC